TGGAGCGACTGTTACCTTTGCCACCGACGAGCGCAAATTCGAATACACAATCGACGGTGAAAAATACATAGTTGAAGTGGAGGATCTGCTGTCCTTCTATAAACTGTGTGTTGGCAAAGCAAGTTTGTCAACGGCCGACGCGTTAGGACAATACGGTCGCGCCTTAAGGTCCAAGATAGTCTCAGGCAGTCTTGATATTAGGAACATCAAGAATTACCGTGCCGCTGCTAAAATAGCCTGGGACATGACCGCCAAGGACACAATAGCTGTCCATCAGTTCTTCGAAGAAAACTCCAATATTCGCGAAGCCAACGAGCGTATGAAAGGCGTTTGGGTTCAACCTTCAACCATCACCAACGTCTTCAAACCCATATCCCTTCTCCTCTTCATTCTTTTAGGGATTTCGGTCTACGCTAATTTCTTCACCCCACCTACCATTCAGGTGGAGAGAGTCCTCGTCAACCCCAAGACAATTGGTGAGTATGAGGAGCTTGGCCTCGAACCAAGTTGGGATAACACAGTTAAATGTGTTAAACCAAAATACACCCCTTACCCACACCGCTTCCCTTCAGGCGTCGTCAGTAAGAGGTTCGAGTGGAGTTTGGATGACTGCTTGATCGACAACTGTTATGTCGGTCGAGAACGTCAATCCTGTCTGCCAGAGCACATGCCACAGGATGATTCTGCCCCAATTTGGCAGGATGGAGAACTTAAAGACGGTCCTGTATTCTTTGTCCAGGCCGGTGTCGGAAACCTCAATCCCTTAGCATGGATCTGGGAGTTCTTGTATGTGTGGGTTGTTGCCAAATTTTTAAATAAACTTATGCGGCGACCTGCCATGCAGACCCTCGGAGGTACGTGCGTCACCGACACCACCCGCCTCGACAAGAACCTCATTAATGCTGTGTCAAGATTCACAGCTGAGGACCCACTCTACGACCCCACACTTTACAACAGTGGGGCAGAGTATGCAGCAACAGTGGGCTGTGATTGCAAACGCACCACATATGCCTGGCAAGCAGCCCCCCTGTTATTAGGAAGCCGAAGAGTAGTGCCAACGATTAAGCACAATTGCACCTTAACGCAAGTTGCCGCGAGCATAAGAGCTTGCTCCAACCAAGTGTTTCCAGACGAAAGCTGTTTGAAGCAGTACTTAATGCCTGAACTTACGGGCATTTTTAAGGAAATTTCAGACGGTGTAATTGCCGACGGATTGGTTGTGTCTGAGCAAGACTGGCTTGCAAAGTACCCAATAGAATACCGCAACAAAATGGAACTTGCCAAGATTGCCCTCCGATCAAAAGGATGGGAGTACACTCGAGTGAAGTATGAAGCTTTCCCAAAGATAGAGAAACAATTCACCGAAGTGGAAGAAGCTTATAAGGATGAGCCAATCAACGACGTTAAGGAACGCCAAATTTGTGGCCCCTCTGACGAGAAGAAGGTCATTGGGAAT